CCCGCCCCGCCGAAGCCCGGTAGGCCCGGTGGCGCGACGACGTTGGACATCGCCGACTGGACGCCACCAGCGCCCGAGTCGAGCCCCTGCGTGACGCCCATCGCCATGAACTCGCCAATCTCCGCCATGACGCGGGAGGGCGACTTGATCTGGAGGTCGGTGCGCGCCTGCGTGGGCAGGCTGTCCATCACGGAGCTGACCTCCGACTGCATGAACGCCTGCTGCGAGCGGAAGCCCGCCGCGACGCCTTGGCCCATGTTCTGGCCGATGCCGAAGAAGTCAGCCGCCGCCCTCGCCGCGGTGCCCCGCGGGAGAATGGCGTCGATTGCCGCGTCGTGCGCCCGACCGCGCAGGAAGTCGATCGGGTGGAGCATCAGTTGGATGACGTCCCGCACCCCGGCCTCGATCTGCGGGAGCAACTGCCCCGCCGCGATGAGCCGTGCGACCCATCGCGTCGTGAGCATCGACACCCGGAGCATGAAGACGGCGATGGAGGCTAGCCCGCGCCCGAACTCCCGCGCCTCGGGCCCGAGCTCTCGCATCGTACCCGCGAGGTCGCTGAACCCTCCCAGGCTTCGCAGGAAGGGCATGAACCCTTCGAGGAACCCTCCGCTGAACCCCTGCCAGATGGCGCGGAGCGGCGGGAGGAGGGCCTTCACGGTTTCCATCACCGAGGACAGCGCGCCGTCGAAGCCGCCGTCACCGAAGATGGTGCCGACAAACATTGCGGCGTCGTTCACCAGTCCGGCGAAGATGGCCTGGAGGGCCTTCCCGTTGTTGGTGGTGCCCGCGAGCATGCTGGTGATGTCGGTCAGCATCGACTTCAGCATCACGATGCCGGGGAGGTTCTCGATATCCTGAATGGACGAGATGAAGGTCTGGAAGCCCTCGCCCAAGTTGGACAGCACCGCGGCCATCGACCCCGACTTCGACCGCGCGAAATCGCCGCTGTTGCGGTTGCCGAGCTGGCTGTTCTGCTCGGCCAGAATCGCGTCGTGCATCTGACGGCCGGTGATCTGGCCGTTGCCCTGCGCGGTGCGAATACGCCGTTGATACGCCGCCTCGGTGTCGTTGCCTTGAACGATATGCGCCGCGACGGCCGCGCGGCGCATGGCTGCGACCTCGCTCACCCCGGCGGCCATCGCCGCCGGGCGGTAGTCGGCCGAGCGCGCAACGGAGCTGTTCCGCAGTTGCCCCATCTGGAGCATGAAGCGCGAGGCGGTCCCTGCGTCGTTAGGATGCAGCGCGCCCGCGTCCGCCGCGGCAGCGGTCATCGTCCGCGCCTCGGCGCCCTGGTAGCCCGCCGTCGTGGCCTGCGTGCGCAGCTCGGTCACCTGCTGCGTGGAGAGAGGCGTTTCGCGACCGAACTGCTGCGCCCAGCGGAACTCATCCTGCGCGGCCGAGCCGCGCGCAGCCTGGCGCTCCTGAGCGCTCATCCGCTCTTCGCCCGGCACCCGCATCAGGGTGGTGAGCGTCATCAGGGTGGACTCCCTGAAGCTGATCATCTGGAGGATGGCGCCACCGATGGAGAGGGCGAGCTGCCCGAACTCCATCACCAGCCCACCGATCTGCCCGATGATCTCGAAGGTCGTGCGGGTGATCGACAGCATGGCGCTGCCGAGTGCGTAGACCGCGGCCATGAGGGCCGTCGCTCCCGCTGCGGCGTAACCCATCGCGGAGATGCCGCCGCGGCCAATCAGGCCTTCCAGCGCCGACATGATCGGCGACGCGTCGCGTTGCGCGTTCTGCCGCACAAGGGCGCGGTCGAGCCGCACGCCTTCCTGACGATGCCTCGCTGCAGCCCGCTCGTTCTGCCGTCGCCCCCACGCCTGCGCGCTCTGCTGCGATCGGTAGATGCCGCGGTAGTAGCGCTCGCTGTCCCGGGCATCGCGCGCCACTCCGCGCGACCGATCGCGCGCAGCAGCCCGCTCCCCTCGCTGCACCTGGCCGAAGTGCCGATCAGCCAGACGCCGGTTGGCGTCGTCGAGGCGCGACTGCCGCGCGACCCGCTGCTCACGCTCCCGGCCCGCGCGCTGCTCTCCGCGCTGGAACGCGGCGAAGTGCCCGTCCGCCATGCGGCGGTTGGCGTCGTCAACGCGCGCCTTGCGCTGCTCTCCGCGCTGCACCTGCGCGAAGTGCCCGTCGGCCATGCGCCGATCGGCCGCCTCGCGTCGAGCCCGGTTGGCCTCGCGCTGCTCGCGCTCGCGGGCCTGACGGCGCTCGCCCCGCTGGAACGTCGCGTAGTGCCCGTCCGCCTCGCGGCGCGCCCTCGCCTCGCGCTGCTCACGCTGGGCTGAGACGCGCGCGACGGCCCCGTGCGCATCGAGCTGCTGCTTCGTCTCGCGGCGGCGCTGGCGGTCCGCCGCCCGATCGTCGCGCACCCGCTGCGCCTGGGTCGACCGCTGCTCGCGGAGCGCGCGGGTCTGCTCCCGGATGAGCCCGGCCTGCGCGCGCAGTCGGCGGGAGGTGTCCCCACCGCCCATGCCGCGCAGGGCCTTGTCGGTGAGGCCCGCCAGGCTCTGCAGCTCGCGCATGGCCGCGTTGAGCGCCACCACCTCGCGCTTGATGCGCTTGGCGTTGGCCGCGGCCTTGTCCTCGAGCTTGAGTGACCAGCAAGTTTCCATGGAGGTTCTACGGACGGATGCGGGAGCGGGACGGGGGACCGGAGGGCTTCCCCTTCCCCATGCCCGCGACGCCCTTCACCAGGGCGTTGAGGAGGCAGTGGTGTTCGGCGAGCAGGATCGCGCCCGCGCGGGCCTCATCCGAAGCGGCGTCCAGGTCGTGATGGAAGAGCGCGAGGTACGCGTCCGCCATCACGTGGAGGTCCTTCGGCGCGAGGTCCCGGGCGAGCGCTAGCGCTTTCCCTCGCGGACCTCCAGACCTCCGCGCGCCTTCTCGAGGAGCGTCTGGCCGAGCTCCTCCGCGAGGGCCGGGTGGCTCTCGCGGAGCTCGTCGAAGACCTCCGGCGAGGGCCAGACGCACAGGCCGCGAGCGAACAGCGTCGCCTCCTGCCCCGCGCCCGAGCCGCCGAGCATCGACTGCCGCTGGAGGCCCTTGTAGCGGAGGTAGTCCCCCTTCGTGCTCGCCTTGAACACGAAGTCGTCGCCGGCCGTCCCCTCCGCCGCCTCCTCGTCCACGATCGTGAGGACGCGGGCGCCGGGGTGCTGGGTGCGGATCTTGGTGAGCTCGTCGTCGCTGATGGTGCGGGCCATGGCTATCTCCTGCGGCTGCTGTCGATGATGTAGAGGCCGTTGCGCTTCAGGCGCATGAACGTGAACGGCACCTCGCGCTTGAACGCCTCGGTGCCCTCCTCCCCGCCGCCCTCGCCGTCGCCCCCGAGCATGCAGCGCTCCAGGATGTCGGTGTACACGGGGGTGCCGATGTCGCCGTACTGCGCGACGATCTCGAAGGGCTTGCGACCGTAGCCGTTGCCCAGGGCGGCGATGAACTCGCGCATCGCGAGCTCGAGGAAGGTGATGGACGAGTCCTCGTTCTCGACCTTCCCGGAGGTGCGGCCGATCGGGTACGGGCTCGCGCCGTACACCATCTCGCGCGTCACCTTCTGGGCGTACTTGCAGCCGGTGATGCCGGTGATCTCCTGGCCTGCCGCCTTCAGCGTGAAGCTCTGCCAGGAGAGCTCGAATCCTTCTTCAGTGGCGCTCATGGTCGATTACTCCCTGGTGAACCCGAGATCGAGGGCGATGGTCTTGGCGTAGTTGCGCGGCCGGAACCGCAGCTTGAAGCGGAGCTGCTCGGTGGTGAGCACGTCGTCGGTGCGGTTCACGCGCGCGCTCGCCGTCGAGACGAACTTCCGGTCGATGAGCTCGCGCTGAAGGGCGGAGTCCACGGACTGGTCGAAGGCGTCCGCGGCGCTCGACGAGAGCACCCCGCCGTCGCCCGTGTCGTTGTCCTCGTTGATGAAGTCCGTGGCCGCCGCGAGGGCGACGCGGGCCGCGTAGCAGATCGTCCGCACCCGCATCACGCTGGTGAAGTCGGTCCCCGTGGCAGCGGCGCTCCGGTCGGTGGCGAAGTAGCCGCTGCGGCCGCGGATGGCCTGGGCACCGAGGAAGCGCTGCGCATCGAGCGACGAGAGCGCACTGTCGGCGAAGTCGTGGTGGAGGGTCACGATCCCAGCGAGGGCGCCGGTGCGGACGCGGCCCGGGTGCTGCGACACCGGGATGGTCGCGAAGCGCGGCGAGAGCAGGTAGGCCAGCGAGCGGCGCCATGTGGCCGGCATCACCCGGGAGGCCTGCGTGGCGTATGCGGCGCACACCGCGACGAGATCGGCCGAGATTCCGGCGAAGCCCGGGGTGGTGCCTTCGAGCACGCCCACCCAGGTGGCGATGGACTCACCCGAGGACTGGTCGCGCGCCTCGGCGAGGATCCACCGGAAGATGCTCGCTGCGCGCAGGTTGGTGCTGGCCGTCGAGACCGTGGCGAACGTGGTGGCGTCGATCGGCCCCACCACGTGCACGAACTCATGGTCGAGCGTATCGGCGACGGCCTGACAGGCGGCGAGCGCGGCCGCGAGGCCTGCGGCGTCGAAGGTCGGCGCCGTGGTCGTGAAGCTGTAGATGTTGCCCGTGTAGAGCAGCAGCGTGTTGATGGCGTCGGAGAACGTCAGCGTGATGCCGGTGTTGGCGATCACGAGGACGCCACTGACAGGCACCGGCGTCTCGGGGCCGTAGGTGGTCCCGCCGTCGAGGCTGATCTGCACGCTGGCGGTCAGCGCCTCCAGCGTGGCGCCGTCGCGGATGACCTTGACCTTGACGTCGTAGGCATCGAGCGGGACGCCCGTGACGGTGCACGTCATCGGCGAGGCGCCAGCGGGGCTCGCGGGGGCCGTACCCGAGGCGCCGCCCGAGAGGCCCGCGAGGGCGCCCGCGGACGCGGTGGCGGTGCGGCAGACCGCGACGGGACCGCCCGCGAGGTCGAGCGTGGTGGCCGCGGCTTCGACCACCGGGCCGTAGCCGAACGCCGCGATGAGCGCGTCGATGTTGGCGCAGAGGACGGGCGTGGCGGCGGTGCCCGCGGACGAGCACCCGACGAAGCACGGCGGGAGGTCGAGCTGCTGGGCGTTCCCCAGGCTCTGGTTGGAGAGGGTGGCGCTGGCGCCTGAGATGCTCATGGTTGCGGTCTCCGCGGGGGGTCAGGTGATTTCGCCCGCGTCGACGTCGCCGTCGCCGGGGGTGCCGTGGGGCGTCTCGATGACCGCCGCCGTCGGGCGCACGGTCGGGACGGTGAGGTTGGGGACGTCGATCGCGACGGCGATCGAGAGGACGTAGGCGTCGCCGAGCGCGTTCTGGCCGGGGCTCTCCACCCAGGCGCCACCCTGGAGGTCGAGGAAGGGCATCGGGCCGCCGGTCTTCACCAGCGCGCGGGAGAGGCGCGCGACGAGGGCCTCCGTCGCGCCCATGTCGGTCACGATCGGGACCATGCCGGGCGCGCTTGCGGCGCCCCAGACGTCGATCGTGGCGCCCGCCATGCGGGTGATGAGCGATCGGCCGTTGTGGCTCCGCGCGACCTTCTGAGCGCCCGTGAAGCGGTCCCGGCTGGGGCACCAGACGATGCGCGGCGGCGAGGCGTTCCAGTCGCGAGCGCGGGTGGACACCACGAGCTGCACGAACTCCCCCCCGTCGGCATTGAGCCGGTCCATCACCACGCGGGCGAAGTGCTCGAGGCCCGTAAAGGGGGTGCGGCTCATCGGGGCAGGTGTCCTCTCGCCGCGTCATCAGCGGCCTCGCCCAGGACGATCGTCCAGCCCGTCGAGAGTCCGGCCTCGTCGGGATAGAAGGGGCGCCGGGGGATGACCTTCCGGGGGGCCTCGGACTGGTGGTAGCTGCCGTAGTTGGCGAACCAGTCGACGCCGGCGAAAACGAAGCCGCCGGCGTCGACCATGTAGAGCGTCGCCGCGGCGACCAGCTTGCGGGTCTTCATCAGCGTGGGCCCGCCCGGCCGGGGGCGCTTCAGGGGCCGCCAGGGCGTGCCGTCGGGAGCGCGGCTCTCGACGAACCCCCGGCGGATGAGCCCCTGCGCCCCGACGGCGAGACCGACCGCCACGTCGTGCGCCACGGTGCCATCGGACCAGTCGTCGAGGGCAGCGAGCAGCACGTCGAGCGACGTGCCCGACTGGCGAAGGCTCACCGCCGCGTCCCGGTGCTCACGCGCGGTCCGCGCACGGCCGGAGCGCTCTCGGTCGCGCGCGGCTGCGTCTCGCCATGGAGCACGGCGTCGAAGCGCTTGCGCGCCCCGGCCGCCCGCTTCTCGAAGAGCTCGTCGCTCCCGTCGCTGGGGCGGTACCCGGTCACCGCCATCACATCCGAGGCGATGATGGCGCAGGTGTCCCGCACGACGTCGGTGGGCACCTCGGTGAGCGGGAACGTGAACGCCCGCGAGAGGTACCGCACCGCCTCCTCGTTGCCGGCGCGGCGGCACGTGGCCACGCTGGAGACGCTCGTCCAGGCGTAGGTGGCGCCGGTGACGAGCGTCCCGACGAAGCGGACGCCGACGCCGGTGCCTACGCCCGAGGGCGTCACCAGCGCAGCCGCGGCGCTGGCGGGGGTCGTGGCCGTCGCGGTCCAGGTGGAGCCGCCGTCGAGGCTCCACCGCCAGGTGGCCACGCCGGGGGCGCCGCCCGCGACGACCTGGAGCAGCACCGGCAGCTGGTCGAGCTCGAGCGCGGCCACGTCGAGACACCCCGCGGGCACGACGACGCCCGCGCCCGCCCCGGTGGGGGTGATGGGCGCGTGCGTCGTGCGGGCCTGCTTGAGCGCCTCGGGGGGCAGCCCCAGCCGGAGGAAGTCCCCCAGCGTGGCGATCTCCTGGTAGGCGATCACGACGGGCTCAGGTCAGGGTCCGACGGCCTTGATGCTCAGCTGGGGGAAGCTGTAGCCGAAGGCTGCGCGCCCCTCGGCGCCGAACACCAGCTCCTTGTTCTTCTTGCAGTGCTCGGAGTCGAGACCGAAGAGGATCCCGAGGCGGATCGCCTCGCGAAGCTGGAAGATGAAGGGCTTGATCGGCTGGTTGGTGACGCTGACGTACCAGCTCTTGTTGTCGCTGGCCGTGCCCGAGAGCTCGGGCAGCACCTTCACCCGCACGACGCCCTGGTTGATGTTGGTGACGCCGGCGTTGGCGCTCGCCGACTGCACGATGCCCGCCTCGGCGATGCGCAGGGCGGTGCCGCGCAGCGCCATCGGGACGGTGAGGTCCGTGGCCATGAGGCCGAGCGGCTCGCCGTCTTCGAGGGTGAACTGCGAGATGGCGGTGAGCACCGCCTCGAAGTTCGCCTCGGTGAGCGCGGTGTTCACGAGGTAGTTGGAGAACGTACCCGCCGCGGGGCGGTTCGGGTCGACGGGGTGGTCCGTCGCGTAGAAGGTCTTGCCGTCGAAGCAGATGGCTTCAGCCACCGTGGCGTCGTGGCCCTTCTTCATCAGGCGCGCGATCTGGCGGTCGCCGAACTTCGCGGCGTGCATGCCGAGCTGCTCGAAGATGGGCGCGAACATGCCGAGCTTGTCGTCGGCGATCTTGTTGCGCGGCACCTTGGCGTCGCGGTTGAAGTCCTTGTTCTTCAGCCGGTAGGCGCTCGCGGCGAGACCGCTCGTATTGCGCTCGGTGGTCCACTCTGCGAGGCCCGGGATGAGCTGGAGCCAGGAGTGCACCTCCTCCTCGGTGTCCGAGGTGAGCAGCGTCGCGAAGAGCTTCCACCAGGGATCGCCCATCTTGATGCCGGCGCGAAAGCGCGTGTCGAAGTTCTGGAACGCCGCATCGACGTCCTCGTTCATGAGGTCCTGGGCCATGTCGGTCTCCGTTCAGTCGGGGTCGTGGGAGGGGGTGGGAGGCACGGGTGCGCCGGGCAGGGTGCTGTGAGCCCGCCCGGCGCCAGGGATCAGGAGGCGGTCTGCGGCACCGAGCCGCTGAAGCGCAGCAGGGCCTTGGCCGCGACGCCGTTGCCCGAGATGGCGCCGAGCAGGATGGCCGCGGCGTGCGAGCCGAGGAGCGCGTCGTTGGCCGCGCCCGCGTCCGAGGTGTCGGTGCGGCCGGTGACCGCGGCCTTGGCGCGGCCGGCGTTGGTGGTGGCGACGCGCGCGCCGACGGCGAGGGCCGCGGAGCCCACGAGCTGCGTGACGCCCTCGTAGCGCACGATCGCCGGGGCGGCCGCGGCGGGCGCGTTCTGGAGCACCCCGAGGGGCTCCTCGCCCTCGGCCGAGCAGAGGACGACGTCCCCGGAGCCGTCGAGCTTCACGAAGTGAAACTGCGCGGCGGAGAGGTCGGCGCCGGCGGCGAGCACCACGTCCCGGTCGCTCGAGCTGCCCGCGGGGGCGTTCGCCGCGTGGGAGCCCACCTCCACCATGATCCGACCCGCGTCGGTGATGGAGTGGATGCGACCGACGCAGGGCCGGGTGTTGCCGCCGTTGTGGCGGGAGAGCGTCTGGTTGTCGATCGCGTAGGCCTGGTGGCCCACGTCGGCGATCGTGATGGCGTTGGTGCCCGTGCCGTTGGTGAAGTCGGCGATGGTGCGCTCGACGTCGACCGAGAGAGCCCCGGCGGTGCCGGCGGAGTTGTCGACGCGCTTGCAGGCGATGCCGTGCACCACGAGGTCGCCGTTGCCCGCGCCCTCGACGGCGTTGGCGGCGTAGCCCGTGGCGTCGCCCATCACCAGGGCGCCCGAGTAGAGGAGGGTCGCCGCGGCGACGGGGATGCGGAAGCGGCGGGCGATCGGGTCGTGCCCGAGCCCGTCGACCTTGCGGTCGGTGGTCTGTGCGGTCATGGCGTGGAAGCTCCTGGTGGGTGTTCAGGGAGGCAGTGGAGGCGGGAAGGCAGGGAGGCGGCGGGAGGGGGCGCTACACGTCCCCGGAGGGGTCAGCGCCCGGCCAGGCGCTCCTTCTTCGCGGCGAGCACCGCGTCGAGGTCGTTGCCCATCTGGCGGGCGATGCGGATCTCCTTCTCGGTGAGCACCACCTCGCCGACCTGGGCGCCGGGCGTCCCCGGGATCTCGATCTTCGAGCGCCCGGGCTGCGGGGCGGCGAGGTTCGCCAGCGGCGCGCGCTCGGCGATCATCGTGCGGAGCTGCTCGGTCGACTGCGACCCGATCCACCCCTCGCCCGCGCGGATCTGCGCGGCCTCGGCCGGCGTCACCTTCATCGTGCGCTCCCCCTCGGCCACGACGGCCTCGCGGTCGGCCTTCGCCTTCGCCTCCCGCTGGGTCTTCTCCTGCGCCTCGGTGGCGGTGGCGGCGGCGGCGCGCGCCGTCGCGAGCTCGGCCGAGACGGCCGGCAGGCGCTCGTGGGAGTCCTTCCAGGCGGAGAGGCGCCCGAGGGCCTCCTCGGGGTTGGCGGTGTTCAGCATCCCCAGAACCTTCTTCGCGAACTCGTCCATGGTCTTCCTCGTGGCGTTGGCCGCGCGCGCGGCGGTGGTCTTCATGCCCAGCGTCGACGCGCGGGCGAGGCATTCAGTGAAGGTGCAGACGTCGTCGGCCAGGTGCGCCGCGACGGCGTCGGGGCCCCAGAGCACCCCGGCCCCGAGGGCCAGCACCTTGTCGGCGCCGAGCCCGCGACCGGCGGAGACGAGCTCGGCGAAGGTGCGCGCCATGCGGTCGATGACGGCCTGCTCGCGGGCGACGACGTCGTCAGTGATGGGGAGGTCCGGGTGGCCCTCCGCCTTGAACGGGCCCGAGCGGATCACGACGACCTTGAGGCCGAGCTCCTCGTTCATCTTCGTGCGGTCGCGCATCACCGACATGGCGCCCACGCTCCCCACCTGGCCGAGGGGCGGGAGGAAGATGGAGGAGGCCGCGCAGGCGAGCGCGTATCCGCCCGAGAGCGCCATCTCGTCGGCGTAGGCGACCAGCGGCTTGCCCGCTCGCGCCGCCGCCTCGCGCATCGTGCGCACCGCCTCGAAGCACCCCGCCTGCTCGCCCCCGGGGCTGTTGATCTTCAGCACCACCGCAGTGGTGCGCACGTCGGAGAGCGCGGCGCACACCTGGTCGGCGATGGCGTCGTAGCCCGGGTAGTAGTAGCCGCCGCGCTGCATGAGCGGGCCCTCGACGCTGACCACGGCCACGTCGCCCACCATGCCGTAGGGCAGCGGGCACCCGTCGGCGCTGCGGGCGAGCGGTACGCGCGCGACCCAGCGGTCGAGCGACTCGAGGGAGTGGAGCAGCGCCGGGCCGCCGGTCTCGAAGGCGCGCAGTTCGGCGGGCGCAGTGGTGGGGATCGCGGGGTTGTTCATGCGGCCATCCGGTAGCGCTGGCGGTGGAGGAAGCGGCGGGCGCTCGCGTGGGCGGCGCGCACCTCGGGGAGCTCGTCGTCGGCCTCGTCGCTGGCGCCCTCGTCGGGCGTCGGGGGCGCCGCGGCGACCACGCGGAGGCGCACGCCGTACTCCTCGGCCACCGCGTCGACGTCGACCTCGCGGGTGCGGTCGGTGAACTTCCCGAGCGCGTCCTGCCAGGCGCTGACCATGCCAGCGGCGGCAGTCTGCGTCTCGGCGCGTCGGGCGAGGTCCTCGGGCGGCGTCGGGTCGTAGACGGCCCACGGGGCAAGGTCCGCGTCGCCGTAGTTCCACAGAGCCCAGAGGCGCAGCACCTGGTCGTAGAACGCCGTCGCGAGCAGGTAGGCGTCCGCCTCGCGGAGGTCCTGCTTCACCCCGATGCCGGTCTGCGCCGAGGCCTTCGCGCCCACCGAGGCGTTCTCGGTGGAGAGGTTGGAGCCCTCGATCGCGATGGAGACGTCGCCGTCCTGGCGCTCGATCAGGGTCTTGAACCCCTCGTGCGCGGGGTCCTTCGGCTCGATGAGGTTGACCTTGTAGCTGGCCTTCCCGTCGTCGCCCTGGGGGCTGACGATGGTGGTGTCCGTCGCGAGGTCGCGCATCTGGTCGAACCAGACCTGCGTGTCGTCGCTCTCCGCCTTCGAGTCGGGGACCTGCAGCTCGACGATCGGGAGGCCGTGCTTCTCCGACCAGCGGTTCCAGTCGCGCAGCGCCGCGGCGCGGGCCTCGCCGACGAGGCCGAGGCAGCGCAGCACGCCTCGCATCCATGGCCGCGAGCGGGCGGCGCTGAAGAGCACCCAGCGGCCATCGCCAGGCACCACCTCCACCTCGCCCTGCGCGGTGAGGGCGATGAAGCACTGGCGCTCCCAGTCGTAGCGGAGGTTGGTCGGGTGCCAGACCGTGAGGCGCGGGATCCATCGCCCGCGGCCGAGGACGACGTTCACCACGCAGAGGCAGAACCCCATGGTGACCAGCCCGCGCAGGACCTCGCTGGTGGTCTCCTCTCCGGCGATGGTGGGCCAGTCGGCCTCCAGCGCCTTCGCGGCGGCGCCGACGCGCTGCTTGTGCCCCAGGCCGGGCAGGATGGTGAACGGCGAGCCCACCACCCCGAGGCAGCGGTTGTTGAGCGCACCGTGGATGCGCGGGTTTCGGTCGAGCGCGTCGGCGAGCAGCGCACTCGCCTGGAACTCGCCCGCCTCGTGGGCGCTGATGATGCGCTTGACCGTCTCGAAGGTGCGGTCCCAGGCGGCGGTGCCCGGGCGCAGCTGGTCGGTCTTCTTCTTCGCCTCGCCGAGGCGATGCACCACGATCGTCGGCGCGTCGGCGGCCGGGAGCCTCGGCCGCGCCAGACGCGACGCGGCCTTCGCGAACCGGGCGGCGACGCCGCGGAGGTAGGAGTAGGCGCGGGCGATGGGGTTCATGTGCGGGGAGCGAGGAGGCCGCGGGCGCTCGCGACGAGCTTGCGCACCGCCTCCTGGGAGATGGCGGGCGTGGTGCCCTGGAGCATCAGCTCGGTGAGCCCGAGCGAGAGCGCGTCGATGGAGCCCGGGGAGACCCGCGACGTCGCGTAGTCGTGGTGGGTCATCGTGTGCTCGAGGGCCGCAAAGCCGGGGCCCACGTGAGAGACGAGGCTCGCGCGGCCGGTGAGAGGCTCGCCGTACAGCTCGCGCACCGTCTCGGCGCGGCCCCGCTTGTCGCCGCGGGCGCCCACCTTCACCAGGCGCACGAGGATGCGCTCGGGCTCGTGCTGGCGGCCCGTGGCGCGGCTCTTGTCGAGGGCCTCCTGGAGAAGCCATCCGATGATGGCCTCCTCGATGAGCGCGCCGCCGCCGTCCGACTCCGCGCAGATGCTGTGGGCCTTGTGCTTGCGGTAGCTCGCCACCGCACGCCCGACCCAGCCCTTCACGCCCGCGTGTGCGCTCGCGTCGTCGAGCACGTAGCCGCGGCCGTCGGCGCCGCGGGCGATGGTCACGACGCCCGCGTCGTCGGCCTTCGCCGCGCGGGCCTCGTCGCTCTGGTTGGGGTCGACGTAGACCTCGCAGCGGGAGAGCGAGGGCGCCACCGGCACGCGCCAGGGGACGATGTGGTCCCAGGTCCAGAGCGCGCCGTCGACGCTCCGCCGGGGCTTGCCCTGGAGCATCGCCTCGGCCTCGGCCTCGGGGGTGTTGCAGAGGTGCTCCTTCGCGCCCTCCAGGGTCCAGCCGAAGGAGCGGCCGTCGGGTAGCTCGCGCCGGGGGTTGAGGACGTGGGTCGCGGTCGCGTAGGGGCGCGGGGACGGGACGAGCTTCCCGCGCCCGTCGAGCTCGCCGAGCATCGGGAGGTTGATGACCTCCCAGCCGGCGCCAAACGCGCCCGCCTCGATCTCCCCGATGAGGTCCGGGTCGCACCAGCGGGTGTGGATGGCCAGCAGGCTCATGCCCTCCTGCCCGCGCTGGAGGATCACCGAGCTCATGTGCGAGCGGACCGACCGCCGCGTCGCCTCGGAGAGCGCCGCCTCGCGGTTCTTGTAAGGGTCATCAATGACCCCGAGCGCCGCGGGCTGGCCCGAGCCGGGACCATCGACGGAGGTGAACAGGCACCCTCCGCCGGCGGAAGTCCGCCACATGCTGAGGTTCTGCCGGTCGGCGGCGAGGTCGACGCCGGCGGCGCGGGCGATGGCGCGGCACCGGTGCGATTTGTCGTTGGTCTGCTCCTTCTGGTAGGTCGAGTAGATGACCGGCCAGGTCGGGTGCTGGCCGAGGATCTGCGCGATGCCGTGGAGTACCAGCTCGGTCTTGCCGTGCTGGGTCGGGACCGAGATGCAGGCGCGCACCCGCTCGCCGCGGCGGATGCGGTCGAAGAGGTCCGCGACCTGCGCGAGATGCTCCGGCGAGAGGAAGCCTGGAGAGACTCGCGGGACGTACTCCAGCAGCGTCTCCGAGGCCTTCTCCTCCGCCTCGAGCCGGCGGAGCCTCTCCTCCTTCAGCGCGCGGAGCTCAGCCGCCGCGATCGCGTCGGCGCTGCTCGGCCGCGGCGAGGCGAGCGTCGAGTTCCTCATTGGTCAGCGCCCCGATGGGCTTCCCGTCGCTGGTGACGTCGTGGCGCTCGGCGGGCAGCGTGCCGTCGGCGCGCATCTCGGCGACCCGAGCCTCCGCGCGGAGCTTCCGCAGATGTACCCGCCGGAGCGGAGCCTCCGCGCGGAACTTCAACAACGACTCGGCCGCCCGCCAGTCGCCCGGGACGCCCTTCGTCTCCGGCTGGCCGCCCTTCGCGGCCTGGGGCTTCACGCCCTCCGCCGCGCGGCGGATGTACCCGACCAGCGCGACGTCGCTCTCTGCCACGGCTTGGTCGACGGCCTTCGCGAGCTCGGCGAAGCGCTCGTCGGCGGCCTTCTCCTCCTCCTCGGTCGCGTCGCCGGCCCGGACCCGCAGCGCGAAGCGCCCGGCCCGGAGCCACTTGCAGAAGCACGACCACTGCACGCCGGCGAACCCGACGGCCTGCCGGAGCGAGCTGCCCGCCTTCAGCGCGGCAACGATGCGGGCGCGATCCTCGTCGGTGTAGGTCAGCGGCGGGGCCATCAGGCGGCGACATTCCAGAAGAGCGCGCCGGGGCGCGAGCGCACGAAGCGCCAGACCTTGGCGTCGTAGTTCCCGCACGAGGGGAAGGGCGGGGGCTCGGCGGCGTCCTGCTCGTAGCGCTCGAGGGCGACGTGGAGGGTGGCGCGCCCGACGTTCGGCGGCTTCCCGACGCGCACCGCATGGACCTCGGCGGACGGCCACGCATCGGCCAGCGCCCGCGCGAGCGTCCCGCTGCCGGCGGCGCACCACACCTCGCGGGGGGCGAGGCCGATCGAGCGGGCCGCAGCGACGAGGGCGTCGTGCGCCTCGTCGTTGTCGAAGCCGAAGGGCACGAGGGCGGCGCCGACGCGCCGTGCGTACTCCCGAGCCCGGGCCTGCACCACCACCAGGTGCCCGGGGGTGACCTGCACGACCTTCGCCCCGGCCCGGTGGGCGCGGAGCGTCCGCTCGTGAGGTTCGTTCCGCTTCGCCACGAACACCGTCGCCCGGGCGCCCGCCTCCGCCGCAGCGTGGGCCAGCGCGATCTGCGCGTAGCCCTGCGCGGGCGACGCGTATACGAACTCCGCGGCGGCGCGGGCCCGGAGGAGCTTCTCGGCGACGCGCTGCTTCGAGCCGCCAGGGAGGAGGTCGTCCCGCACCACCAGCACGCCGTCGTGCTCGCGCACGACCGGCCGCGGGATCAGGCGAGCACCTCGCCGAACTCGGAGGCGGGGTCGCCGACGCCGGTGGGCGCGTCGCCGGGCCCGAGCAGCTCGTCGGCGTCGATCGGGCCGCACGCCTCGGTCGCGCGCTTCGGGTCGCCCTTCACGAACACGAGCACGTTCTGGTGTGCCTTGCCGAGCTTCCGCGCCGCGAGGAACGCCCGCGGCGCTCGGATCGCGAGGGACGCAGCCTGGGTGACCAGCACGGCCTCGTTGTAGAGCGCGCAGCCGGCGGCCTCGAAGGCCTCGACCGTGACGCTGGGGAACTTGCGGTAGCGCCCCTTGGCGTCTCGCAGGTCGCCGACGACGAAGCACGCGAAACGGTCGGGGCGGAGCCGCGCCACCGCGTGGGCGATGATCTCCCGGTAGGCCGCGCAGAACGCCGGCCACTCCATCGTCGAGAGATCGTTCGGGTCGTCGGAGTAGCGTTCGAGGTCCGCGTACGGCGGGCACGAGAACACGAGGTCGAAGGCCTCGCCCGCAGGGAGCAGCGCGGGCAGCCGGCGGGAGTCGCCGACGATCCACCGCGGGGCGGCCTCGAGCGTCGCGGCAGCGGCCTGGGCCTCGTTCGCGGCGACCTGCTCGGCGCGGAGCTCGACGCCCGTGTACGCGCGCCCGAGCCAACCCGCGACGAGCCCGCGAACGGAGCCGCCCGCGAAGGGGTCGAGCACCGCGGCGCCCGGGGCACTGAACCAGCGGTAGGCCGCCTCGGCGAGCACCGGGTCGAAGATCGACGTGCCGTGCTGCGCGGCGAGCTCGGCGTGGTCGCGCAGGAACTCCTCCCACGGCAGCGGGCGCCCGAGGCGCGCCTCGACCGCGTTCTTCGCCGCGTACATCTGCGGCGACTGCGCGCTGTTGGAGTAGACGAGCCCGTCCTGCGTGCGGTCGCCCTCGTTGCCGCGCCCGAGCTCGCTCTCGATGCCACGCGCGATCCACGCGCGCTTGCGCTCCTGCCAGTAGCCCTGCCGGGCGTCGAGCACCGTGAAGGGCGGGATGCCGAACCGCTCGGCCAGCGTCGCCGGTCGGGCCGCGGGGTCGCGCGAGCCGGCCGCTCCATCGGCGGCAGGGTCTCCCGGCGAGCCGGAGGCGCCCTCGTCGGCGCCGTCGAGGATCGCGTCGCCCGCGCCCTGCACGAGGGCGTCGAGCGCGGCGTCGTCGAAGCCGATGTCGGCGAGCAACTCGGTCCCGCGGCCGAAGGTCGAGAGCATCTCCAACACGCGCACCGAGTCGTCGACGCCCTGGAGCGCCTTCGCGTTGTCGGCGACGGTCATCGCGTCCGCCTCGGCGTCGCCCACGTCGACCAGGCGCACCGGGACCATGCCGGGGCCCGGAGCCTCCGGGTCGAAGAGGTGCTCGGCGCCGCCGCGCGGCTCGCCGTCGACGACGAGGCCCGCGAGGATCGCCTGCGCGGCCTCGAGGCGGCCGTGCCCGCCGATGATCCGGCGCGAGCGGCGCTGCGCCACGATGGGCGCGCCCCACGCGGTGCGGAGGATCGTGCGGGCGAGGCGCATCACCTCGTCGCCGTGCATCCTCGGGTTGCGCGGGTTGGGGCGCAGCTCGGAGACGTGCACGTAGATCGCGGCGGGCGCGGGCTGAGGGAGCGTGGTGTCCATCGGGGAGGGGAGGGGAGGGTTCAACTCGGGTCGGAGGCGTCGGGCTCGTGCTGCGCCACGAGGGCGTCGCCCAGGCGGCGCGCGGTGACGAGGTAGCGCTCGCCGCCGAGGATGCGGTGGAGGTCCAGCAGCGCGGCGATGTCGAGCGAGAGCGGCGCGCCCGCGGAGCGGTGGCGCATATGCTCGCGCAGCCGCTCGATCTCCCGCGTGGCGCTCCCCAGATCCTCGTCGCGCTCGCGCAGGAGCACGGCCACCTCGTCGCGCTGGCCTTCGACCGCGGTGAGCTTCGACTCGACCTCGCGCACCCGGAAGCGCCCGCCTTCGAGGTCGCGACCGAGCTGCTCGGCGCGCGCGTTCGCAGCAGCGAGGGCGGCTTCGCGGGCCTCGAGGTCGGCGGTGAGCTCCCCCACACGGGCGGCCAGCGAGGCGTTGGCCTGCTCGAGCTCGACGAGGGGATTCGTGTCAGGGAGCTTCGTGGTGGGGTCGGTCTTCGCCATGGTGTTCTCCGGTCAATCGGCGAAAAGGCGGGCATCTCGCCCCGCGCGTGAGAGCGTCGGGGGATGAAGCATCTCGCTCGCGTCGCAGACCCGTCACAGGCCGTCGTCTTTATCCACGTCTTCGACCGGGCGACCGGTGGGTGGGACGTGCAGCAGCGTTACTTCCGCCGCATCCCGATCGCGGGCGAGTACTTCGCGTTTGACGGACACGGTGGATGGTTCGAGGTCCGGTACGTCGTCCACTGCCCGTTCCCAGAGGCCGACTGCGACGCTGAGATCTACGGGATCGCGGCGGATGCCAGTGCCGTCCAACGGACGATTACGCGCGCGGACTAAGCTCTACGAGGCGGCCAGGAAGCGTGGCAAAACGTTTGAGCGCGAGTTAGGCAGCGCAGGCAGGTAGCCGCCCGTGGATGAGGTCGTCGTAGTCGCCCCGGTGC